GAGTGGATCATTAATATGGTCCGCACGATCGCAACAAAACTTGGATATGAGATTACGGTGGAAGCAGGCCCCTTTGCGAAGGAGCTTTCCCACTTACAGTCTATTATCCATGATCTTCTTATTCGTGCCGAGAAAAGAACTTCTAATGCTGTTGATGCTGAGATGGCGAGGAAGTTGCATGAATATGATATATATCATCGTGAACTTGAATTTAAAATCCAGAATTTGAAAGAGGATTCTCATATAAGACCTATTCTGCGGGATAATCTTAGTCGTTTGCGTGATATACGAACAATGGTATCTGAAGCTGGATTTACCAAAGAACCTAATGTGGAACCTAGATCTGTTTTTCTCTGCGGAGGATCAGGTGGTGGCAAGACAGACCTTTCTGATTATGCTATAACGGAGATAGCTATGAAGGGTCTTGATAGAGAGTCAACTATTGATTTTAAGGAGAATAACAATCGTTTTATTTTTTCTCCTTCAGTTGGCTCTCAATATTACGATACATATAAGGCTCATCCAGTTGTATACTGGCCTGATATATTTTCTGCGTTGCCAGTTCCCGGGCAAGAGAACGAATGTACTTTTTGGATTAATGCTTATGGTTCGAATGTTTTTAATTTGAATATGGCAAATTTGCCTGAGAAAGGTAAAATTCATTTGGTAGCTTCTCTTTTATACGCAGTTAGTAATAAGATGACATATGATGCGGCTTATTTCCAGAAGGCTTTGTCTAATACTGGTGCTTTGGCACGTCGTATACAAGAGAATGCTTGGGCTGTACTTGTTAAACCTCAATACTGTCAGAAGACTGATAAACCCAGTGATTGGGCTAATCTACCTTCATTTCCAAATAGTTTTTGGGCTGGTCTCAAGAGTAAGTTTCCTGCAGATTTTGTGAAGGCTACATATCCTGATTGGCCTAACCCTGGAGCTAGTCCTTTTTGGCAGAAAATGGATCGAACTAAGGTGCGTGATTGTAAGGGTCGTAATCTTAATGCTTGGTATTTTATCCAATGGGATTGGATAAATGGAAAACCACTTGAGGGTGGTGAGATTTTTGAGTACGCTGAGTGGATAAAGTGGAATCAGATTAAATATCAAGAGCATCTTAAGTATCAAGCTGAACGTAAATCTCATCAGAAGGAATATTTGGCTTCTAAGATTGATGAACATCTTAAGTCACTTGAGCCATTCGTTCCTCAGACAACTGCATCAGAGAAGTTTGATGAAGTGTTTAATCTCTCTGATGATGAAGTAAGTAATGTTGAGATACCAATATCACCTGGTCTTTTGGATGACTTTCGAGGTAGTAGTCCTCTTTTCTTTGATGCCCATTCTCACGTTGGAGATGGTGGTTGTGAAGAGATAAAAGAGGAGGAACTGTTTCTTATTGATGATGAAGAATCGGTAGGGGCTAGTGAAGCCTATTATGTTGATAAGGAGCTTGGAGTTGCTGATATGGCGCCATCTAGAGCTGATGTGTATACCTCGGTTGATATTGATGGTCGACCTATTCAGGTTCCAATTACTGTGGAGACTCGTATTGAAATGAATCGTGCCAAATTGAATTGCGCTATGACTAATAAAGCTGATCTTGTTTCTTATCTCCATAAACTTGACGCTTGTTATGAGGGCTTGAGTGCCTTCGTTAAGCAATACTACAATGATTGTATGTTGGCGAATGAGCATCTTAAGTTCGCATATTACGATCGTAGTTTTCAAGGAGATATGAATCATCCTATTCATGTTTTTCTGGAGGAAATACCCCTTAGTGACTTGAAGAAGTTTATAGGGTGGAATATTCAGGACGATATGATGATGCATGTGGTGCGTGCGCGCTCCGCATGTGATGATGCTTTTGCGTCG